AAGAAATTTAAAGACGATTTCAGTAAACTCCTTAATGACGTTAAATAATAACCATTAAGGAGTTTTTTTATGTCTGACGTTATTGTTGCTCTTGATTTTCCTATTCAAAATGGTGAAGGCAATCTAATCACCGAGTTAAAAATTCGTCGTCTGAAAGCCAAAGATCTTCGCAAAATGAGAGGCAGTACGGATATTGAGCAAAGTATCAGCTTGCTTTCAATCGTCACAGGTTTAGTGCCTGAAGATTTGGAAGAGCTAGATATTGCCGATTTCAAACGTGCGGCTGAAGTGATTGAAAAAATGCAGAAGGGAAAGTTGAACTAACCGCCCTTGATGCAGCGTTAGCTGATTTGGCGTTTTGGTTTGGATTTTCGCATTCAGAACTGGAAGAAATGACGCTTGATGAAATTGAACGGTGGCTCATTCAAGCCCAACGGCAGATAAAAGCCAAGTACACGAAAGCCGCTATTTAAGCGGCTTTGTTGTTATTTATTGAAGGCTTTATGAAAACCGTTTTTAAAAGATTGGATGGGGTTTTGTGTATTTCTTTTTTCGATACGTCCAAGAATAAAACCCAAGGCAATAAGAAATAAAAATGCAATGGTTGTTTTTGGGAAGTAATACAACGCAAAACCAGTGGCAATAATGGTTAAACCGATAGCAGCTACTGATCCTAATTTTTTGGCTTGAGAGTCAGAAAAATCAAGCACATTAACGAGCCAAGTGAAGATCCCTAATCCACCTATGACACAAGTTGTCATCGGGTAATAGTAATAAGCAGTTCCCACGCCAATCACTAGCAAAAGGAAACCAATTAGGACACCAATTATGCCAAATATTTCATCAATGAACTTCATTAACATTGCACCTTCTCCCTAACTGTTGAACAATTTAAAGGAACTATAAATGATCTCAAGTAAACTCGCAATAGGTTTAGTCATCGGTGCCAGCGTAAAAGGTGCAATTTCAGGTATTAAAGAAGTCACAGCAGCCTTTAAATCATTAAAAGATAATACGTTATCACTTGAGCAAAAAACTAACTCAATGTTTAACCTTGCCAAAGGCTCATTTAAAGCGGCATTTACCTCAGTAACAGGGCTTGGTTCAAGTATTATGGCGTTATCTCAACCAGCTATTGCTTTTGAAAGTGCAATGGCAGATGTAAAAAAAGTCGTTGATTTCAAAACACCTGAGGGCTTCGCTAATCTATCCCAAGATATTCTCAATCTTACCCGCATACTACCAATGACCGCCGAAGAGCTTGCTGCTATTACCGCTTCAGGTGGTCAGCTTGGTATAGCTGAAGAAGATCTCAAAGATTTCACCACAACTATTGCAAAAATGTCGGTGGCATTTGATATGTCTGCCGAAGATAGCGGTGATGCAATGGCGAAACTTGCCAACGTGTACAAAATCCCGATTAAAGAGATTGAAAAGTTAGGTGATGCGATCAACGAACTCTCCAACTCAAGCCCCGCAAAAGCCAGCGACATAGTGAGTACGCTTGGACGAATTGGTGGCGTGGCAAAACAATTCGGCTTAACCGAAAATGCGGCAGCTGCTTTATCTAGTAGCTTTATTTCATTAGGTAAAGCACCTGAAGTAGCAGGAACGGCAATTAATGGAATGCTCACAAAATTGATGACAGCTGATAAAGGCGGCAAGAAATTCCAAAACGCTTTGAAATCAATGGGGCTTAATGCCAAAGATCTAAAAAATTCAATTGGACAAGATGCAGAAGGTGCTTTAACCGACTTCTTAAAAAAAATTCAAAAACTGCCGAAAGAAAAACAAATGGGAGTATTAGTTGATTTATTCGGCTTAGACTATGCCGATGATGTGGCAGTGCTTGCAGGTAATGTGGAAGTGTTAGAAAACAGCTTGAAAACATTACAAGATACGGACTCAAATGGTAAAGCAAAGTATCTTGGTTCAATGGAAAAAGAATTTGCTGCTCGAGCTGCCACAACAGAAAACAGTCTGAAGTTACTCAAAAATAGCTTTATGGAAGTGGGCGTTACGCTTGGCTCATCACTTTTGCCGATTATCAATAATTTTGTGCAAGGGCTTATGCCTATGGTGCATTGGGTATCAGATTTAATTAGCAATAACCAAGAACTCGTTGCCTCTTTACTTAAAGTGGGAATTGGTGCAATAGCAGGTTTTTCTGGGCTGTCTTTTGTCATTGGGATTTTTAGTACCATCACAGGAACATTCTTAAAACTAAAAAGCGGTGCGGGATTTGTGTCAAAAGCATTTTCATTCATTAAACCGTTTGTTTCAGGTTTTGGCAGCACACTATTGAACATTGTTAAAATTATTGCACTTTCTTTGTTGCCGATATTCGACAAATTAGTCACCATTTTAGGGGTTGTTAAAACTGCTATTTTTTCAATGGGCAGAGCTCTGCTTACCAACCCCCTCGGCTTAACTATTACTGCCATCACTGTCGCTGCTTATCTCATCTATGACAACTGGGAACCTATTTCAGCGTGGTTTTCTAATCTTTGGACGAAAGTCACGGGTTATTTCCAAAACTTCTGCAACTGGGTGCAAGGTATTTGGACGAGAGCAACTGAATGGGTATCGAGTGCGTGGGCAGGGGTGTCAGATTACTTTGGACAGCTTTGGAATAACATCACCAACTTTTTCAACTCAGGCATCGGCAACATTACCGCCACCATTCTTAACTGGTCGCCGCTGGGGTTGTTTCATCAAGTTTTTTCCACTGTGCTGTCTTGGTTTGGCATTGATATTCCGAGCAAGTTTTCTGAATTTGGGAAAAATATGATTGATGGTTTAGTGGGTGGTATTCGCAATGCGTGGGAAGGTGCGAAAGAAATCGTTTCTGGGTTAGGTAATGGCATCAAAGGTTGGTTTGCTGAAAAACTCGGTATTCACAGCCCAAGTCGCGTATTTAAGGGCTATGGCGTGAATGTGGTTGAAGGCTTGGCAATTGGTATGGATAAGGCTCAGCCTCTTGCTACACAAGCCAGTCAAAACCTCTCAAGTGCGGTAAAATTCGAGCCTGTTTTAAATGATGCTGAAACGCTCTTTAAACCACTATTCAACGAGAAAAAAGGCATTTTGGAAACACTTTGGGACGATGTGAAACTTGGCGTGAGTGCTGTTGGCAATCTCTTAGGGCAAAATCAACCTGCGAATTTCTCCACGCCTGATTTTGACTCGAATGCACAACACACCGCTCCATCTTCGCCTTTTGCGGATTATCAACCCTTAAATCGACATGCAGTAGTAGGGCAAGAGGGAGCATCAGCAGGTCATTCGTTTGTGGTGAATTTTAACCCAACGATTAATGTTAATGCTAATCAAAATCAAGGGGTGTTAGACCAAGTACAACAAGGCTTGAACCTCTCTTTAACGGAATTTGAACGCCTATTAGATCATGTGATAGATCAAAAAATGCGGAGGGCTTACTGATGTATTGTTTACTTGGTGACATTGTTTTTGAACCTATTGATTTAACAGAATTTTCCGAAACTCAGCAAGCCAGTTTTGCTGAACATGCTGTAATGCGTGGTAAACCCAGACTACAAGCCACAGGTGATGGACTAACTACATTACAGTTTGCAGCAAGATTACACCACCAACTCGGTAACGTGGAAAGTCGCTGGCGTGCGTTAAGTGCAGCAAAATCTACACAAAAACCATTGGCTTTAGTATGGGGGCGTAATGGGCTTAAAGGTAATTATGTGATCACTAATCTAAGCTCAACTACGCTCTTTACTGATGATAAAGGTAATGTGTTGTGCCGAGAGATTAACGTTAGTCTTACCGAATATATAGGTAAATTAGAGGCGACATTACAAGGAGCAGCATTACAGTTAGGTAATAATCGCATTTTAGGCTCAATTTTGCCTAAAAATCTTACGAATGCACTAAGTGAAATAAAAAGTCTAGTCAATAAAGGAGTACAGCTTTATCAAGCAGGTAAGCGTGCTGTTGATGATGTGAAAAATATCGTGGCGGTGATGCGACAGTTAAAAACAGATCCTCTATCAGCTCTCAATCACTTACCTCAAGCCTTATCTGGTCTAGATCAATCTTTAGGGGCATTTAGTGATCTTGTTGGTATGCGTTCAGTTTTGGATAGTGTGTCACCTTATTTGAATGCTGTAGGAGAATTTGTGCAGTCAGGGCAAGCTATTTACGATACGCTATCATTTGCTAAAACGAGCTTTGAACAATTGGATATCGCTGATTGGGATAAAGGATTTGCGATTGCTGATAATGCTTTAAATGAAGTGATTGAACATATTGATAACCTCGCCACAACTACTGCCGAAATGACAGCTTGGGTGGTATTACGCAATGATGAGGAAGAAAATAATGAGAACCGTGATTAAGCATACTGTGAAACTGGGTGAGCGTTGGGACAACCTTGCCTACTATTACTATGGTGATCCTTTAGCCTATAGTCGTATTATTGATGCCAATCAGCAACTCAGTTTTTACGAAGTGTTGCCAATGGGGGTGACGGTTTATATCCCTGTCTTACAAGTACAACCCACCAATAATGAACAGATGCCACCTTGGCTAAGGGGAAACAATGACTAATGTCGCTCAATATGATTTTTCGCTGTTTTATGAAAAAACTAATATTTCCGCCGAAATTGAACCGCACTTAATTGAACTGAGCTATACCGATTATCTAGAAGGGCAAAGTGATGAATTAAGCGTAACCTTTGAAGATATCCAAGGAAAATGGATACGCCAGTGGTTTCCAACTCAAGGAGATAAATTAATTGCAGCGATTGGTTATAAAGGCTCGCCGTTAGTAGAAATTGGCGGCTTTGAAATTGATGAGGTGGAATATGCAGCCCGCCCTTCAACTATTACGCTACGGGCTTTAAGTAGCGGTATCAGCAAAAATTACCGCACTTTAAAACCCAAAGCCTATGAAAACACTACCCTTGCACAGATTGTGGCACAAGTAGCAGGACATTTAAAACTTAAGGTGGTAGGAACTATTAAGCCTATTCCGATTAAACGGGTTACTCAGTACCAAGAACGTGATGTGGAGTTTTTATCACGTCTTGCCCGTGAATATCATCACAGTTTTAAGATTGTAGGTGAACAATTAGTCTTTACCCATAAAGACGAATTAGGACAAAGTAATCCTGTCGCAGTCCTTGATGAGCAAGATGTCATCAGCCTACGATTGCGTGATCGCATTAAAGACACCGCAAAAGCGGTGAAAAGACACCGCCAGAGCAGTAGAGGTTAAGGGCTTTGACGCCAATGGTAAAAAGGTAAGGGGCTGTCCTAGATAACTAGACTAAACTCCCTTTAACCAATTGTTTTAAAATAGAAATTTGACTTTTTATGTTGCTGTAATTAAAACGCCATTCACATTCCTTTAAATAAAGCTCAAAATGCGCTTTTGGGATACCATTAAATTTTCGTAAATGGCGTTTTGCTTGGCTCCAAAAATTCTCAATTCCGTTAATGAACTGGTGGCTGGCAATACGATTTTGTTGCGTAATTTGGGCGTGTTTAGTGGCAAGTATCTGATTAAAAGCACAAGGCATAGTTTAAATCGTTTTAGCGGCTATCAAACCGAAATTGAAGTAAGAATGCTTGAATTTATCCCTGATGATTTGATTACCTTAGGTATGGAGGCAACCTATGCAAACCCATAATTTTACCGCGACCTATCAAGAGGGCATTGTTTCTGCGGTTGATGTTAATACCCATAAAGTGCGGTGCAAAATCCCTGCCCTTGATGACTTAGAAACCGCATGGTTACATTACCCTGTGCCTAATGCAGGCGGAAATCAATTTTATTGCTTGCCTGATGTCGGCGAATTGTTGGCGTTGATTTTAGACGCTCGCGGTGAAGGTGGCTGTGTGCTAGGGGCAATCTATAACCAACAAGACCCTGTGCCTGTGGCGAATGGCGAGATGTTTATGCTC